ATTTTGGCAGAGAGCAAATGATGGAAAAATTCCCTACAGCAAGAACCTTTCCACAAATCGTAGTCAATGATGAAAACATTGGCGGGTGGCAAGAATTTAAAGAGATTGCATAGGTGATTGATCCTTACGGGCAACCTACACATTGGTTTACGTTTGACTGCCAACATTGTTTTAAAAGAACCTATATAGCAATAGAGGATTCTTTTGATACAGAAGATAGATTTTGCCCAAACTGTGGCATTTCATCTGAAATCATCAATAATTATGAAGATATAAATAATAATTGGGATGATGAAGAAGATGAATACGACTATGATGATTATGGATAACCCATGGGTATATCAAGGCAAAGAATGGCAACCGCCAGAGGAATTCAGTCCAGACGTCGTATACGGTTTTGTTTACCTGATAACGAACAAGAAAGACGAGAGGAAATACGTTGGAAAGAAATTCTTTTGGAGTCAGAAGACACTACCGATAACGAAGAAAAGAAAAAGACGTAAAAGATTAAAAGTAGAATCCGATTGGAGAAACTATTGGGGTTCTAATAAACATCTGGTAAAGGATGTAGAAGAATACGGTCATGATAATTTTATAAGAGAGATTCTTCATTTATGTAAAACCAAAGGGGACTGTGCATATATGGAAGCAAAAGAACAATTTGCTCGTGAAGTCCTACTTACAGAAGAATATTACAATGGCATCATATCTTGTAAAATTGGTGGCCAAACAGTTAAAAATTTAATTAAATAAACACTTTACTTTTGTAGTAAAGCATGTTATAATATACATACAATGTCAAATATAATACAGTTTCCAATAGAACGAAGACAAAAAGACATCGAGCTAGAGCAAGATATATACAGTCTTTGCGTCGAGGAGGCAGAAGGTCTAACTCAGGTGATACTGGATGAGGTCGAAGGTATAGAGAAGCTTGAATGGCCCGAAATGTTTGATGATTTTAATTTTAGGGATCCTAAGAACCCTGAAGCAAAAGATATGTATGTTATTGCCAATCTGATTAACTCAATGTTTTTGCGTTATCTTGGTATTAAACATAATTTACATAGTGAACTTGATCGAACATACGATCACATACTTGAAATGCAAAAGAGAGATAATGATACTACTTGATTATAGTCAGATCGCACTATCCAACATCATAGTGCAAAAACTTAATGATGAAAACATGATAAGACATATGATACTCAACAGTATTCGTATGTATAATAAAAGATACCGAAAAGAGTATGGCCAAATGGTTATATGTGCAGATGGTATGAACACATGGCGCAGGGAATATTTTCCAGAATATAAGGCCATGAGAAGAAAGGGCAGGGAAGAACAGTCCAGTATGGATTGGCAAGAAATATTCCGTATCCTACATCTAGTCAAAGACGAGATACGAGAAAATTTACCCTATAAAGTATTACACATGGAAGGGTGTGAAGCAGATGATATTATCGGTGCTCTTACAAACCGTACCCAAGAATTCGGACAACACGAACCTGTTATGATTGTTTCATCAGATAAAGATTTCATACAATTACAAAAACATTCTAATGTAAAACAGTGGTCTCCTATACAGAAAAAGGCCGTCGTTGATAAGAATCCAAGAACCTATCTATTTAATCACATCATGCGAGGAGACGCAGGTGATGGAGTACCTAACGTATTATCAAAAGATGATACATTTATTTCAGAATCAAAACAAACTCCTCTAAGACAAACTAGGATAGATGATTGGTTAGAAAGGTCGGATGACCTCAGGTCTGCAATGACAGAAGAGGTATACCGTAACTATCAAAGAAATAAAAAATTAATTGACTTGACGGAAATACCTGAAGACATTCAGCAAGATGTTATAAATAATTATGACAATCAAAAACCGGCAATGAAAATGAAAGTTTTGAATTATTTAATTAAAAAAAGATGTAACAACCTGATTGAAGTCGTGGAGGAATTTTACAATGGCTAGAGCATTACTAATATCTGAAGTGTTGAAAAACACTTCCAAACTAAAAACCAAGAAAGAAAGAATGGCGTATCTTAAAGAACACGATACACCAGCACTAAGAGATATCATTAGAATCAATTATGATGGTGATATCGTATCACTCGTGCCCGAAGGCACCCCGCCTTATAAAAGAGATGATGCACCCGATGGGCATAATCTTGCAACCTTACATAAAAGGCACAAGGAATTTTTATACTTTTTTAAGGGCCCATATACAAATATGAATCAGGGAAAGAGAGAATCCATGTTCATTAATTTATTAGAAGGAATTCATGGCGATGATGCAGAAATGTTAATCAAGGCCAAAGACAAGAGTTTGAACTATAAGGGAATAACCAAACTTCTATGTAGAGAAGTCTGGCCGAACCTTATTGTAAAATAATGAGTAATATAAATCAACCGGAGGAATGCCTATAAAAATACCTTTATATAATGATAGAATTCAATTAACCATGGAGAGAAAAATATGCATGTACAAATTGAGCGCCTTAGGAAAGATTATAGAGAGGCAATATACTATCAGCGTAAACTGAAAAAGAAAGGTAAGAATACCCTTGCCTATAAAATGGGAAAGAAAATTGAATACCTTTCTCACTACATTGAACAAATGGATTCAGTAAAAGGAGGTTAACATACAGGGTTTGCGGCCCTGTCACCAGGGCCAATAACCATATGATTATGAAAGAACAAAAATTTGCAAAAGAAGAACTCGAAAAATCCAAAAGAATTTATAAATCAGTCACTCCGAAATATACTCTTGACTGGTATGTAAAATGGGTTGCCTCAATGTTTGTATTGGGTGCAATGTCCTTAAGGGGTGTTGATGGATTACAAATGTGGGACTTAGGCCTATCAGTTATTGGTATATCATTATGGTTATGGGTATCAATACTATGGAAAGATAGAGCATTGGTTCTCTTAAACGGCGTCGGCCTAATATTTTTACTAAGGAATTTCTTTGTATCAATTATGGGTTGACAAATACGTTATAATTTGATATAATATACATTATGAATATTTTTATTTTGCACAAAGATCCAATCAAAGCGGCACAAGACCAGTGTGATAAACACGTGGTTAAAATGATTGTAGAATCTGCTCAAATGCTATCCACTGTGCACAGAATGCTAGACGGGTCTATAGAACAAAGGCCATCCAAGTCTGGTAAAAGAATCCTAAAATACTACAAGTTGCCCGATAGAAGGGAAAACTTATTGTACAAGGCTGTACATCACAATCATCCATGTACTGTATGGACCAGAGAATCATCTTCCAATTACAGATGGCATTACGAACACTTTATTGCACTATGTAGAGAATATACATACAGATATGGTAAAATACACTCAACAGAAACCAAACTAGGCCTAGAATTGGGACTATTACCTAAAAACATACCTGCAGGAGATTATACTCCATTTAAACTTGCAATGGGTTCTAACCCAGAATGTATGTTTGAAGATCCAGTAAAGTCCTATCGTGCATTCTACAAAACAAAACAAGAACGATTTAAAATGGACTGGACTAAAAGACAAGTCCCACAATGGTTTAATTATGCCTAGATACGATTTTAAAAATACAAAGACTGGAGAAGTTAAAGAATATTCAATGTCAATAAAAGACCTTGACCAATTTAAAAAGGATAACCCAGATTTAGTGCAACAGATATCACCATTAAATTTTTCTACTAACGAAAATATGTTTAAAAAGGCTGGAGACGGATGGAAAGAAGTCCAAGACAGAATAAAGGCTGGAATGCCACCAAGAGACAGACACAGGATAAAAACAAAATGAGCCAGAAACCTTCTAAGTTGAGGATGGAACATCTAAGAACATTAGAGCCTATGACTAAAAATCAAGAGGTTGCATTTCAGTCGTGGCAAGAAGGATTTAATCTAGTATTATCTGGTTCAGCTGGTACAGGTAAAACCTTTATATCAACGTATCTCGCATTAAAAGATGTTCTTTATAAAGACACCCCGCAAGAGAAACTGATTATAGTTAGGTCTGCAGTGCCTACTAGAGATATAGGTTTCTTGCCAGGCACAATAGAGGAAAAGGAAGACGCATATAAAATACCTTATAAAACTATAGTCAATGATTTATTTGAAGACAGAGATGCGTGGAAAAAACTTGAAGTATCAAAAAATATAGAGTTTGTCACAACATCTTTTGTTAGGGGTTTGACCTTCAATAACTGTATTATGTTAATTGATGAATGCCAGAATTTAACTTAT